CCCATCTGGGGCAATGAGCCGCCCTACAAACTCGCCTAGCCTCCCTGCGAGGGACTTCGGCTCCGAGATCTCTACCCCGAGAACCTGGGTAGAGAACTCCCGGTAGGCCTCCGCCAGCCTCGGGTCGGCGATCACCAGGTCGTCCCCAACAATACAGTAAGGGGCGGTCCTGGGGTCGCCGCCGAGCCGGGCCCAGAGTGCCCTGACAACAGCGTGATGGCTCAGGGCAAAGGCGGCGAATGAAGGGACAGTCCCTAGAGGCTGCCCGCATCGCCACCTTATGGTCTCTGAGCTGGCCCCAGGGTAGGCTGTCCGAGCGGGGAGCCTTGCGATCCAGCAGAAGAGATCCACCCACGGCCTGTTGGCCCTTGAAGACAAGGACCACAGGACCGTCCGGGTAACGGCCAGCGGGAACCGGTCTGTGGCTGAGCTAAGGTCGAAGGACCAGACGGTCCTTCCGGCCTTTAACCACTCAGCCACGCGCTCCGCACCCGCTTGCTGGTTGTACGTGAAGTCCTGCGGGATCGCCTTGAGTGCCCGGTATAGCTCACGGGCCCAAGGGTCCAGCAGGAACTGCAACCAGCGCGGAGGAGCGTAATAAAACCGGGCTTTCCCGTCTGGCTGCACCCGGCAGTAAACCGCGCCGTGCGCCCGGACTGAGCCCGGCGCCGGTCTGAAATCTGGAAGGACCGGCAGCATCGGCCAGAACCGGGGCACGGTCCCTGGTGGGTGTATGATATGATCTTGCATCACCCACCAGGCGTCCCGAAATAGCTCTTTGCCGACGTCCGTGAAATTACCACGGCCGTCGGTGAGCTTGAGGGACAACGGGTTATTGGGGTGGACTCTCCTATGGATTCGCACCTCCGGCAGCACGTCGGCCGGAGAGACACCGAAGTACGCCCGGAAGGGAAACCGGGCGCGCCAGTCTTCGGTGTCGATCTCCACGACGCGGCCGGAAGGGAGAGGCACCGTGAGGACACGAGCCGTCCCAACAGCCCGTTCGAACTTCTCCACGTCCTGGGCAGACGGGTTCGTCTTAAGACGGCCGTACGCCGTCAGAGCGACCCGCCATGCCTGGACTAACTGGAGAAACTTTTCGAACGGGGCCGTGGTGGCGACACGGTATGCATAACTAAGATACCGGTCAGACCACCACGGGGGCCTGTCAGGACACTCCCCGGCTCGGAGCTTCAGCAACCACTGGACGATGGAGCTCACGCGCTCCTTCGCCCAGTCGAAGCCCGAGGCGCGGACCCACCTGTCCACCGCTACCGCTATCAAACGACGGTAGCGGTAGGACACCAGTGGGAAGGCGGCCAGTAGCCGAAGGGTGTGAGCCGTGCTCGGGTGGAACATGGCAGCACCTCCTGATAGAGTTGTG